TGGGATGCCACGAAGGGCCTCATCGTAGGACAGCATCCTGGGTTTCATCCCCAAAGATTTCATCTTCGGAACCAGACCATTGACATAGTGGGAGATGAGGGCATCGTTCACACCCTTGCCCCTGGGATAGGCACCTCTTGATCCGTAGATGAGCGCCTGCGCGGCGGCTCTATTCGAATTGAGCGGGGGAGGTCCATGAAGACGTGGGATGCCATTGGCCTCGAGGTAAGGAGATAGAGGGGTGATGTAGACTTCTGATTTGGCCGTGGCACGTGTCGAAGCGTCATGACCGAAAACCATCACACACGGGGGGGTGGCAGTACACTCTGGACCGTCATTTGCCGCCCGGATAAAGCGTGTGCAAACCCTCGGCGATGGCTCATCTGTTTTCACACGTGGGCAGGTGGGTATCTTGTTGTCGAAGAAAACGTTCTCGAACATGATCGACTCGTTCTCATTCTTAGTGCAGGAAGCAAGAAAGCAGTTCCAAGAATTCCTGTCCACAATTGACGCGTACGTTGTGGTAGAGTCCAGAATTCTTGACACATGAAAGCCAATGAGGGTTGGGTTCTCGGTCGTGATGAGAGGGCTACCACAGTCACCTGGGTGGGTCATGGCTGTTTGCTCGCACTTGTAGCCATACGAAGAACGGGTCTCGGTGTAAATTCTCGTGTACGATGCAAAACACTTCATTATCCTGCCTGGTGCATGTAGAGAAGCCTCACCTACCTCACTCGGATCCTCGCCCAACCCAGCGTAGTGGGTGTGGAAATCATGCTCCAACAGACGGTGGATCGATCGGTAGGGGTACCTCGTGCCAATTAGAGCGAAGCACATGTCTGTTTCCTCTCCATTGTACGTGATGCGATGGATCTTATTAATCACGGCAAGGGATTTGCCGATGTCGAAGATCAGCGCGTATGTGGAATTCTCCCTCACCTCGTCCTTATGGATGGGTAGCAACAATACGTTCGAGGTCATGAAAATTGCCCTGACGCGCCCGCTCGCCGTCTTGGTAACGGAATCCCAATTGCTCAAAGTCACCGTGTTCTGGGCAATGCAAGAGGAGATCTGCTCAGAGGTCATGGTCCGTATCGCATGGGGAACTCTCAGGTTCATGTCAATGGCTTTTCTCGGAAGCCAGATGTCGGGACCCTTTGCCTTGCGAACGAGGCTCTCAGCAGATTTCGGCTCAAAACCTTGATCATCAACGTGGGGGGCTGACATGTCGCTAAGTGAATCATCAGCATCCAAATACACAATCGGCTCCTGGCGCTTTCGGACGGGGATCTCGGACGTCA